ACCGCGACACGCAGCTCCGCACCCGCCGCATCCTTGGTGCCCCACTCGCTCGCCACCACGTCGCCCAGCAGCAGGAACGGCGGCGCCGCACTCACCCCCGCCCCCTCCCACACGCCATTGACCCCCGGCACCGTGCGCAGCCGCGCCAGCACCGCCGCGCGCACCGCCGCGCCCGCATCCGCGCTCATCGCCGTCCTCCCCCGATCACCGCAGCCATCCCGCGACATCGCGCAGGCGAGCCTCCTCCACCCGCCGCGCGTGCAGCCCCGGCCCGCTCACCACCACGCGCCCCTCGCCTTGCTCGACCATGACGCCCGGCACGTCGCGCAACCGCGCCGCAACCCGCGCCACCACCGCCGCCACCGCACGTGCCGCACGTCGCTCCACCGCCCGGCTCACGCGTGCACCGCCTGCATCAGCGTCATGCGCCGGAACGGCCGCCACAGCGCGGTCACCGCCGCCGGCACTGGCGCGGTGCCGCTGCGATCCTCGAACAGGTGCGCCGCCAGCATCACCGCGCCGTGCCGCACCGCCGCCGGCAACCCCGCCCAATCCGCACTCATCCCCGCACGCGCGATCACGCTCGCCCGCCGCGATACCCGCACCCAGCCGAGCCCCTGCGCGTCGACGTCGACCGCATAGCCCGCGATCGGCAGCGCGGTGCCGACCGCCGTCACCGCGGTGATCGCGCCGACCGGCCCGACCGGCAGCAACTGCCACCCCGCCCCGCCCGCCAGCACCGCCGACACCTCGCGTGCGATCAGCACCTGCCCGACGAACTGCTCCGCCACCCCCAGCGCCACCTCGATCATCGCCGCGATCAGCGCGTCGTCGTCGCCGATGCTCGCGCGCAGCTGCGCCTTCACCGCCGCTACCGCCGCCGCACGGTCCTCCCCGCCCAGCACCACCGCGCCGAGCCCGCTCGTTTCCGTCATCCCCGTTCCCTCCGCCGATCACACGCACGCGCCGAGCGGGCACGGCAGGCGCGCGTAGGCTGCGGCCGCGCGCACCCGCCTGCCGCCGTGCGCCGCTGCGGCAATGAGCTACGCAGAGGCGGAAGCGACACCCGCCTCCACCCCGGTTGAAGCGCCAGGCGGCACCCGCACCGTGCCCGCCACGCCGTCAGACGGACGCGGCGCTGCCGCGACCGCTGCCCGCCGCGGCGACTCCTCGGATTGCTTGAGCAATCCGAGGGCGCCCGCACTTACGCTGCCGCAAACTTCATCAGCTTGATCGCCTCGCTGTTCGACACGCACCCGCCGACGCGCTTGGTGGCGTAGAAGGTGACGAACGGCTTGTTCGAATACGGATCGCGCAGCACGTTGGTCTCTTGGCGTTCCGCGATCAGGTAACCCGCGCGGAAGTTGCCGAACGCGATCGACAGGCTGTTCGCGGCGATGTCGGGCATGTCCTCCGCCTCGACCACCGGATAACCCAGCAGCGTCGCCGGCTGCCCGCTGACCAGGCTCGGTTGCCACAGGAATTGCCCGTCGCTGGTTTTGAACTTGCGGATGCGCGCCATCGTCGACGCGTTCATCACCCAGGTCGCGCCCTGCCGGTACGGCGCGCGCAAGCTCTGCACCAGGTCGATCAACCGCTCGGGCGCGCCGCTGCCGAAATCGCCCGCCGCCCCGCTGGCGAGATATTGCAGCGTTCCGAAGGCGCGCGTCGCGTCGCCCGCGTTGCTGGTCGGCGATTGCAGGAACCCGCGCGGCCGGTTGACCCCGCTGCCGTTCACGAACGCCGCGCCCTCCGCCTTGGCGAACTCGGCCGCGATTTCGCCCGCCAGCCAGCCTTCGACGTCGAACAGCGCGTCGTCCAGCATCGCCTGGCTCGCCGACGGATTGGCGTACAGCTCTCCCATCGGCGGCGCGATCTCGGCGAACACCGGCGAGGCGGTGCCCGGCCGCGCGTCCGTTTCCGCCGCCCAGCCCGACGGCGTGCCTCCCGTCGTCACCAGCTTGCGATAGCCCGCCGACCCCACCTGCACCACGCTCGCGATACCGCGGATTGGGCTCGCCGATTTCAGCGTCGCATCGATCACCGCGTCGATCTCCTTCGGGATCGCGAACCCGCCAGCGTCCCCGGTCACCCCGGTGAACGCCTTGGTCTCGATCACCGCGCCCGACCGCACGAACCCGTCGAAGGCCCCCGCCACCTCACGCGCCCCGTCCAGCACCGGCCGCACCACCACGTCGTTCATGCTTCTTCTCCCACGAAAAAGGCCCCGCCCGCTCCCACGCGGACGAGGCCACCAGGACGAGGCACCCGCCCCGCCCGACCCGAAAATCGTTGTTCGATCGGCGTGCGCTACGCCGCGCTGACCCGCTCCACCCGTGCCGCCGGCTGCATCGCCACCGCGACCAGGCTCACCTCGGCCAGATCCGCGCGCAGGATCTCGCGCCACGCACCGCGCCGCACCGTCCGCGCACAATACCCGACCGACAGCCCGCGCAGCGCCCCGCACCCGACTGCCTGCGCGACGCCCGCATCCTCCACCACCGCGACGACGCGAAGCCCGCGCGCATCCTCGCCGATCGCCTCGATCCGCCCTACCGCACGCCCGCAATGCTGCACCAGCAGCGGCACCCGCGCCGCCCCGGCGAACGCCCCGCGCCGCACCACGTCCCCTGCGCGGTCCACCGCATCGAACACCGCGGCATAACCCTCGACCCGGATCACTTGACCCACTCCCCGAAGCCGAGCTTGACCGCCAGCCCGACGAGCAGCAGCGCGCACGCCATCCGCGCCACCCACGCGATCAACGCCTTCCACGCCGACCGTTTCGCGTCGCGCCACGCCTTCAGCAACTCGCGCAGCTCCGCCACGTCCGCACCCGCGCCCTCGTCGGAAAGGCCGAGCCGCGTCAGCGCGCGCGTCGCGCCCAGCTCGCCCGCTTCCTCCGCGATTCCGCGCAGCGTCGCCACGTCCGCCCCGCGCTCGCTCGCCTGCGCCATCAACTGCGCCAGCACTGCTCCCGCACCCGCGCTCATGCCCAACCCACCATCTGGCGCTTCTCGTCGCGCGTGATGAACTCGGCGGCCGACACCATCCGCCACAACCGCTCGCGGTCCTCGACCAGCACCGGCACCATGTCCAGGTCGACCTCCAGCACCGCGTCGCCGAACCATTCGGCGAGCCCCTCGCGCATCGCGCCCAGGATCGCGCCGGCGAGCGGCAGCACGCTCAACCGCCACAACGCCTTGTTCGCTTCCTTGTAGTTCGCGTGCGTGCTGTCGCCCGGCAGTCCCAGCAGCATCGACGGTACGCCGAACGCCAGCGCGATCTCGCGCGCCGCCGCCGCCTTCGTCGCCACGAAATCCATGTCGGCGGGGGTCAGGCTCATCGCCTGCCACTTCAATCCGCCTTCCAGCAGCATCGGCCGCCCCGCATTGGCCGCGCCCTGGAACCCCGCCTCCATCTCCTCCTTCAACCGCGCGAACTGCTCGGCCGACAGCGTCGCGCCGTCCCCCGCGTCGTACACCAGCGCGCCGCTGGGGCGCGCCGCATTGTCGAGCAGCGCCTTGTTCCACGCCGCCGCCGCATTGTGGATCGCGATCGCCCCAGACGCCGCGCCCAGGCACCCGAGCCCGTAATGATCGTCGACCGGGTTGAACGCGCGCACGTGGATCACGCTCTCCGCCGGCAAGCGCGTCACCCGCTCCGCCACCGTGTAGCGATACGCCGCCGGCCAGCCTTGCGCGTCCGGCTCCACGGTCACCCGCTCGGGGCGCAGCGCGAACAGCTCGGCGGGCCGCCCATCCTCACCCAGCCCGACCTGCACGAACGCGTTGCCGTGCAGCAGCAACTGCGCCGCCACCGCTTCCAAGAGCCCGCGCCGCGTCACCAGCGCGCGCAAGCCCTCGTCCCCGGCATTGAGCGGCGCGCGCGCCACGCTCTCCGCCAAGAGCTTCACCGCGCGCTGCGCCACCGCGTTGCGGCAGTAACCGGCCCGCACCTGTGCGTCATATCCTTGCGGCCATTCGCCGGATGCGGCGCGCACCCCGCCGCCCAGCACCCGCGACAGCGCCGGACGCGACCCCTCGCGCCCGGGCTTCCACCCGAACCATGCCATCTGCCTGTCCCCTGTTTCATGGGCCGCGACGCCCCGCGCCGCCTGCCCGCGCAGCTGGTGGAAACCACCGCCGCTACCCGTCCGTCATCCCCGGCTCGACCCGCGATCCCGCTTCTCGGCGACCATGCGCCAGTCGAGCATCGTCGCCGAACCGGCCCGTCGCGCGCTACCCCAGCACCCTGACGCTCGCCTCGCCGCGCGCGCCCAGCATCAGCGCGGAGAGCGCCCACACGCACGCGTCGGCGCGGTCGGGCGAGCGGCCCGGCCCCTCGTAGCCGCCGCCCGCCTGCAACCCCGCCAGCTCGTCCTCCAGCGCCGGAAACGCGCCCGCGTGCCACACCCGCCGCGTTT